TTAAATCATTCCTCCTCAAAAAAAGTAAAAAAATAATAAGGGTAGACGGACTACCCATAAATTATTGAGCTGGCGTATTTTGTACCTCTTGTTGTCTTTTAGCCCAACTGTCGTAACCTTCGTTTTTACCTACCCAGATCGGACCACCTACATGAGCGTTAGGGTCATCCCAAACTTGTGCGCTTGCTTTACGTGCCTCTTCATATTCCGCGCGTCCATATCCCATTTGTGACTCATTATGTGTAGTTGGTTTGTTTTTATTCCATTCGTTAATTTCATCTTGCGTCATATAATTATTGTTATTTTGTGATTGTTGATTGCTACTTTGTTGTTGGTTATTGTTAGCTTGTTGGTTGCCAGTGTTTTGTTGCTGTTGTTGAGTAGCTTGCTTACCTTGTGGACGTTCGTTACCGTTATCACTTTGAGTTTTCTCATTATCGTTTTTAGATGTGCTTTCAGATTCGTTGTTAGCAACATCGTTATTACTATCATCTGAACTAGCTTGTTGTTTATCATCATTAGTGTTTTTGTTCGATTTATCTTTGTTTTCTAATTTTTTATCTTTCTTTGGATCATTAGACTTTTTGTCTGATTTACTTTCTGACTTTTTATTATCTTCCTTTTTCTCACTATCATTGTTACCACATGCACCTAATACTAATAAACTTGCAAATATTAAAAATAAAACCTTTTTCATTCTACATTTCTCCTTTAAATAAAATTATATTAAAGCGCCGAAAAGGCACTGTTAATCTTTATAAACATCTTTGTTTTCAGTCAATGGTATATCGTTTTGTACCATATATTCTAATTGTTCCATAGTATATACTGGGACTTTTATTAATTCGTCCCAGTGTTTTGGTTCTTGTTCATAAACTCCACTCATACCCGATACTCCTTTATTACTCAAAAATTTGATAGTTATAAATCACTTTACCTATCACTTCAATTTCATCTGTATTGTCAATATCATATGTATTCGTTTTAAACTCATCTGAATAACTGATAGGGTCTAAATGTAATTTTGTTTCTGTTCGTCTCACTCGTTTTACAGTATATTCTCCACCTAAACGTAAAACTAAGATATCGTTATTATTCAATCTATAATCTTGGTTGCGTCTGTAATCATGTATAATGATATATGAGCCGTTAGATAACACTTTGTTCATGCTATCCCCATTCACTTGCAAAGCAATACATTCTTTAGGGTTTCGACCATTAAAAGCAATATCAGGTACTTCTAATTCTTTAGTATCAACTTCCACAGTTTCGAAATTACCAGCTGACACTTGACCATAGTATGGTACTTTGAATTGAGTGTTTATATTAGGCATTTCTACTTCTTCCACTTCACCTAACAAATAACTTTTTGAAACATTAAATAAACTAGAAATTTTTTCAACCATTCCCATTCTCGGCTCGTTTTTACCATTTTCCCACATTCGTATTGTTCCTTCTGAAACATCTAATTTTTTAGCCATTTCAACTTTTGATAATTTGTTTTTCAAACGCACTTCTTTTATCGAATTTTTAAAAGCCATTTCAAAACCCTCCTTATATAGTGATTTTTTAACTACCTTTATTATACTATGAAAAATCATAATTTCAATACATAAAATACGATAATCAAAAATAAAAATTCGATTTTTTAAAAATAAATTATGAAAAACGCTTGATTTCGTATTTTAGATACGATATACTTAAGTCAGTTCTTAAGCAAGGAGGAAACAAAATGAATGATACTAATCAAACGCTAACTTTAGAAGAATGGCGTAAAAGAAGACGACACACTCAAGAAACATTTGCTAAGGCTCTTGGTATATCATCTTCAACTTATAATATCTGGGAGAACAATCCTGATATGATTAGACCTAAAGAAGCGTTTAGAATTGCTAAAACGTTAGAAGTCTCAATTGATGAGATTATTTTTTTAAAAGATAAATCGTATTTTAAATACGTTTTAGTTGAAGAAAAAGAACCGCAAACAACTTAAAAAGGAGGAACTTAAAAATGAATGAATTACAGGTTTTTAAAAATTCACAATTCGGAAATTTAGAAATCTTAACTTTTGAAGGTAAGGAATGGTTTCCAGCAATTCAAGTAGCAGAAATTTTAGGATATGCAAACCCTCGTGATGCAATTAGTCGTCACACTAAAAATAAGGGGGTCGTAAATCACGACGTCCTTTCCAATGGTGGAGTACAGCGTAAGAAATTCATAGACGAAGGTAATTTATATAGATTAATCACACGCTCTAAATTGCCACAAGCAGATGAATTTGAAGAATGGGTGTTTGAAGATGTTCTACCTTCAATTCGCAAACATGGACTGTATGCAACAGATAACGTAATCGAAAACACATTAAATAATCCAGATTATATTATCAATATTCTAACTGAGTATAAGAAAGAGAAAGAACATAATTTAACGCTCGAACAACAAATCAAAGACAACAAACCTAAAGTACTATTCGCAGATTCAGTTGCTGGTAGTGATAATTCAATACTCGTAGGAGAATTAGCGAAATTACTTAAACAAAACGGTGTTGATGTTGGACAAAACAGATTATTCAAATGGTTAAGAAATAACGGTTACTTAATTAAAAAGAGTGGCGAAAGTTATAACTTACCAACTCAAAAAAGTATGGATTTAGAAATATTAGATATAAAGAAACGTGTAATTAACAATCCTGATGGATCTAGCAAGATTACACGCACACCAAAAGTAACAGGCAAAGGTCAACAATATTTTATTAACAAGTTTTTAAGTGAGGAGGCACACTAAAAGATATTCAACTGTATTCAAACCCTTTTCTTTAAGGGATAACAACATTACACACGAAAGGAGTGTTAATAAATGAAACAAGAATACAAATACTTTTTAGATGTTAAAGGTTTTGTCGAAGTAAGCGGTCTTTCGAAAGATGATTTCGAAAAGAAAGTTGCTAAGATACAAGAATTTAAAAAATTTATCTATAAATTCGAAGACAGTCGCAAACGTTACATCAAAGTTAAACCGGCATTAGAGTTTATCGAAAACAATTTGATGATTAGCGAAACTGATTTATAAAGGGGTGATAAGAAATGTCAATCAAAGACAAAACAATATTAATCGCAGGAATGATGTTCAACGTTACTTTCTTTTTAGCGATGATGATGAGCGTATTCATAACTAACGCATTAGCGATAGGTATGGTTGCGTCAGGAGTAACTTATCTGTTTTTCGACAAATTATTTTACGCACAAAAAAAGACCGAAAGTCGCTGCAACGACTAACAGTCAAACACTTAACAAAAATTTCATCTTAATCATATAACGGGAGGCACATATATGCAAGAGGTAACTATATCTTTAAAAGAATATAACAACCTACTTAAAGATAGGAGCGATTTAACGATAGTTAGTCTGCAAAATGACTATTTACAACGCCAATTAAATACCGCAAACGAACATATAGATGCTTTGAATGACAGTATCAATCATTATATCAAGATGTATCAAAGCGCAGATGCTAGAGCAGACAGAGCGGATAAACGACTGGAGGAGTTGATCAATGCAAGAACCAATATCAAATTGTGAAGTAGAATATCGCATAAAAGATAATCACTTTGGACGTTGGATCACTAATAAACCTACTGCTCAAGAATATGCTAATTACAATGCTTTAAGACGTAATGCACGTAAATTCGATGGCTTGCAAGAAATAGATATAGATTGGGATAAGCACTTGATTGAAGTATCGAGAATTGAAACGAAAGAAACACGTAAAGTATACAGTTTTGAAGATTTGGAGGAGGTCAAAGATGGCTGAACAACTTAATTTATTTCAAAAGATAGCAGATGTTAAAGCCAATATTGATGGTTTTACTAAAGACACCAAAGGTTACAACTATTCTTACGTAAGTGGCTCTCAAGTCCTTCATAGAATAAGAAACAAGATGATTGAACATAATTTATTACTTGTACCATACACAGAAAACGAAGAAGTAACTGAAACCACAAATACGAAAGGTAAGCCAGAACATATTATTAAATTGAAACTGACTTATAAATGGATCAATGCAGATAATCCACAAGAAATTTTAGAAGTACCTTTCTTCGCAGTAGGCCAACAAGACGATGTATCGAAAGCACATGGTACTGCATTAACTTATGCGGAAAGATACTTCTTAATGAAATTCTTCAATATTCCAACCGATGAAGATGATGCAGATGCTAAACAAAAACAAGAAAAATATAACAAGGTAAGTAGTAAAACGGTTGGCGTTCTAAAACAAGAAGTGTTTGATTTTGTTGATTTGATGAAGTCATTAGGAAAAGACGTAACGCAACAACAAGCAGAAAGTACATTTGGAATACAAGATTACACGTCAATGTCTGAACAACAAGCAGTAACTACAATCAATAACATTCAAGCAATGGCGAAAAAATATAAGGAGAATGGCAATGACTAATTTAACAATTTTAACAGGACGTATCACTAAAGACTTAGAACTAAAACAAGCAGGACAAACTCAAGTAACTAACTTCTCATTAGCAGTAGATAACCCATTCAAAAAAGATGACACTTCATTCTTCGACATTGTAGCGTTTGGTAAAACTGCTGAACTACTTAATAACTATTGTGGTAAAGGTAGCAAAATCTTAATCGAAGGCAACTTGAAACAAGATAGATTTCAAGACAAAGAAGGAAACAATCGTTCAGTAGTACGAGTGATTGCTAACAGAATTGAATTCTTAGATAGCAAAGGTAGCAACCAACAAAACGGCCAACCTCAACAACAAAGAGGACAAGCAACAGCAGGAAATAATCCATTTGATAATGGTACAGACATCGATAACTCAGATTTGCCTTTCTGATTGGACTGATATAGATGCCGATTATTAAAAATTACATCATTCAAGACGACGGTACAACTACCGTTGTCATTGAGGGTGTAGAACTAGATAACAAGACATCGCTATTACTCGATAACGGTTTTGATGTAGAAGTTGATGTCATTCCAGTTGATCCATTCAGAATAACCGATAAACAACGTCGTAAGATATTTGCACTTGTAAAGGACATAGAGGCTCATACTGGAACGCCTATGGATTACATGAGGCATTTATTCATCGAATACGTTCGGACTTACTACGGCTACGACAAGCGCATCTCATTAAGCGATTGTACACGTACACAAGCTAGCCAAATTATCGAGGTTACATTGGACTGGATATTTCATAACGATATACCTCTTGCATATAAAACGAGTGACTTACTCAAGCAAGATAAATCATTTTTATATTGGTCTACGGTCAATCGTAACTGTGTTATATGTGGCAAACCACATTCTGATTTAGCACATAGATATGCAGTTGGTAAAGGTCGTAATCGTAACAAGATAAATCATGTAGGCAATCAAGTATTAGCGTTATGTCGTTCACATCATACGGAACAGCACCAGATAGGAATGGATACATTTAACAAAAAGTATCACTTAACAGATAGTTGGGTGGATGTAGATGAACGACTAAACAGAATGTTGAAAGGAGTGATTTCATGGGTGACAGATTAATAGATATAACTGGTGGATATGGAACTGTCTATAAAGAGGTTTTAAAAGATAAAGAATTAAGCATTGAAGCAAAAGCAATATACAGTTATTTATCTTCTTATGCTGGAGGTAAAGATACAGCTTTCCCTAGTATCGGGCTAATATGTCATGAATTGAATATAAGTGAAAAACGTTTCTATAAGCACCGTAAAGAACTTTTAGACAAAAACATCATTAGTAAAACACGAGAAAGAACAAATAACGGTTTTAGCAAAACGATATATACGATTAATCACCATTTCGTACACGGTCAATTCGTACGCGTACGAAACGTACACGGACAAAACGTACACGGACAAAATGTAGGTACTAAGAATAACAGTATTAAGAAGAACAATAATAAGAAGAACAATAATAAGAGTGACACGTCACAAATTTTTCAATTAGTTAGTAAAGAATTAGAAATGATACAAAGTCCTTTAAAAGTACAGGAGTTAGAAGATGAACTCAATCTTATTAAAGGAAACAAGCTAGAAATAACAGGAGTAGCTATTAATTACTGTAAACAAAATAAGAAAGGTATTAACTACCTAATTAAAGTATTAAGAAATTGGAATAACGAAGGTGTAGATACTAAAGAGAAAGCACTAGCTAAAGTAACGCCTAAAAAAAAGAAAACTAATGAAACCGACGATTTAATTGCAGCGATGGAACAAGAATTAGGTGATGAGTAATGAGTATGACTAAGAAAGAAGCATTACAAATCATCAAAAAAATTAGGAACATCTATAATTTAGAGTTCGACAAACCAAAGTTAGAAACATGGATAGAAGTTCTTAGCGAAAATGGTGATTACGAACCAACACTAAAAACACTAGATAACTATATTAATTCCGGCAATTCATATCCACCTAACTTACCTAAAATCATGAGAAAAGCACCTAAGAAAATGGAATATGAAGAGGCGCCAGATGATGTAAAAGAGCATCGTTGGAAAATGAAAAACGACCCTGAATATGTAGCTGCACGAAAAAAGATACTTGATGACTTTGCAGAACAACTTAGAAAGTTCGAGGTGAACAACCATGAATGAACGCAGAGATATTGAAAGTACGATTATTTCAAGTTTGCTTAAAAAGCCTGAACTTATCGAAAAGTTGCGTGTTAAACCTTATATGTTCTATTACGACGATTTTAGAACGTTTATGGAATATGTATTTGAAGTTGGCAAGGTGGATCATCAAGAAATATTTTTAGAAACATCAAAGAATAAAAACTTTTTAGATTTCGACACGATACAAAAGCTATATAATTCCGATTTTATTGGTTACGGCATATTTGAGCGCTATCAACAGAATTTATTGGAAAACTATCAAATATCACAAGCGAATGAAGTAATCAACGAATTTAACCAATCACCTAACATGCAATCGTTTGAAGCAATGCTTACTGACTTAAATCAAGTATCACTGATTAGCGCGACAGATGAAACAAGTACAAAACAAATTGTAGATGAGTTTGTAGAAGAGTTGTATAGCGATGAACCTAAGAAAGCCATTAAGACAGGTTTTCCATTAATGGACTATAAAATAGGCGGTTTAGAGCCAACACAACTCATTGTAATTGCAGCGCGACCTTCAGTAGGTAAAACAGGGTTTGCGCTTCAGATGATGCTTAATATCGCTAAACAGGGTTATAAGACATCGCTATTTAGTTTAGAAACAACAGGCGTAGCAATATTAGAGCGAATGTTATCTGCAGCGACTGGAATTGAATTGTCACGTATTAAGAAAAAATCAGACTTAAGCGCTGATGACTTAACTAAATTAACAAGTGCTGCAAGCGAAATATTGAAACTGGAAATAGATGTTAATTCACAAAGCAACGTAAGCACTCAGGAAGTCCGTAAGCAAGCTATAAAGAACAAAGATAAGCAACAGGTCATATTCATCGATTATCTACAATTAATGCAAACAGATAGCAAATTAGACCGTAGGAACGGTATTGAAAAAATAAGTCGTGATTTAAAAATAATAGCAAACGAAACAGGTGCAATTATCGTTTTACTTTCGCAACTTAGTCGTGGTGTAGAAAGTCGAAATGACAAACGACCTATGTTATCTGACATGAAAGAAGCAGGTGGAATTGAGGCAGACGCAAGTTTAGCCATGCTTTTATACCGAGATGATTACTACAACCAAGATGAAGAAGATGAACTCGGTAAGTCGATAGTTGAATGCAATATTGCAAAAAATAAAGACGGAGAAACAGGTGTCATCGAATTTGAATACTACAAACGTACACAAAGGTTTATGACATGACGGTTATCGAATACAAAAAGTTACTCGGAACAATGTACCGACGAGATTATAGCAACGATCAACTTATCGGGACGTTATTAATTGAAGTTGGTCGGGCTATCAATCGCTTGCTGGAAGAGAAAAAAATATCGCCATTCGATGACTATGAAAAAGTGAAGGACATTATCGAAAATGATACGAAGTGGAGGCAAAGCGATGGGACTTATAGAAAATCAACCTAACGCATATAGCCTATATGAAAGCGACGGTTGGGAAATGCTTAGGGTTCTGCCTAGAGATGACGGTACTTTCTATCTTGCTAATAAAGGTGGAATGAGTGATAAGCATTTTAAAACATTTGTGACTAAAGATGAGTTAGCAAAGATGAAACGTAAGCATAAATTATTTAGAAAAGAAGAATTACAACAACAGACAACAATAGATGAATTCTTGTTTTAGGAGTGACAACGTGCAGATAGAAATCAACTTTAACGAAACGTATGAGGCACCTATTGGCTCGCCTCGTCCACGTTTCAGAAATACAGGTAGATTTGTTCAAACGTACATGCCAACGTCATATACGGCGCATAAGAAGTTTATACAGAGCCAGTTACCTAAAAAGATGTTGAATACACAACTTAAGGTGTCGCTTTATTTTTATTTTAAACCACCTAAGAGTTGGTCGAAAAAACAGAAACTGATAGCGATAGGTCAGTACAAACGTACTAAACCAGATATAGATAATTTAATCAAAACTGTGTTAGATGCAGCAAACGATCACCTATGGAAAGACGATAATCAAATCGTTGAAATACACAGTTTTAAGCAATATGCAGAGGAACCAAAAATTATTTTAGAAGTGGAGGAAGTGTAATGCAGGAAGAAACACTAAAACTCACATTCGATTTAACTGTGGAAGTGGAACAACCTATTTGGATAAACAAACATGCAGATAGAGAAAACTATATCGAACATTACTCTAATAGATATAAAAATGATCCTGACAATTTACTCGATAATATCAAAAACATTACTGACGTTAGTGTCAGTTACGCAGATTGGAAGTGACACCATGCCGAAAGTGAATTTAGATGGTAAACGTTACAGATTATGTGATGTGTATAAATATTTTGATGTATCTGATAGCACAGTTCGCAAGAGATATAAAGAAGGTTTACGTGGTCCAGAATTAATACATGGTAAGGGAGTATATCAATATGGTGCAGATGTACGAAAGAAATGAAAAGCAATTAACAGCTAAGCAGTTGTACGAGATACAGCAGGCTGAAATTAGACACGAAAGAGCTTTAAAACGTAAACGTAGAGAAGAACGTATTGCTAGGGCTAAACGTGCAGAACGTGAGGTTGCTAAGCATAGAGTGAACACTAGATACTTTAAAAATCTAGTACAAAACAATCTTGTGGTTAAAGTCAAAACAGATCAGTACGGCAATGTACAGAGGGGGTAGCGGAATGGAATTACATGAATTAAATCCAGGCGATGACATTTGGTTTAAATATCCTAAAGCTAAAACATCATTCCCAGCAGTTGTGGAAGAGTTGAATTATAACTTTGATGGCGAACCTTATCTTATGGTTCGTGTTGGTAGTGAGTTAGTAAAGATTGATGATAGATACGACATAGTAAAGGTGTAGATGAAAATGACAATTATTAGTAATAAAAAAGTAGACATGGTGAATGAACCACCACATTATCAATTCGGTAAGTTCTCGGCAAGAATGATTATCGAATTAGTAGGTAAGACGTACAAATCAGCATCAGTATTTTATCACGTAGGTAATGCACTTAAATACTTAATGAGAGCGCCTAGAAAGAATGGTTTAGAAGATTTAAAGAAAGCTAAGCAAAGTGTTGAATTTGCGATAGAAAATTGGGAGTGATGGTATATGAGTGTTCATTTTAGCAGTAAATCAAATGAATGGACTACACCGCAATATTTATTTGATGAATTGAATGAAGAATTTAATTTCACGTTAGATCCATGCGCAACAGATGAGAATGCTAAGTGTAGTAAATACTTCACTATTGAAGATGACGGTTTGAGTAAAGATTGGTCAAATGATGTTGTGTTCATGAACCCACCTTACGGCAGAGAAATAAAAAAATGGATCAAGAAAGCATACGAAGAAAGTTTGAATGGTGCAACGGTTGTTTGTTTGATACCAGCAAGAACAGATACAACATACTGGCACGATTTTATTTTCGAAAAAGCAGATGACATTAGATTTTTAAAAGGTCGCTTGAAGTTTGGAAATGGTAAAAATAGTGCGCCTTTCCCAAGTGCAATAATCATTTATGAGTGTAAGGAGGCCGAACAATGATTTATTTAGGTGGCGACATGCTAAGTATAGGACAACAAATGCGTCGTGAGTGGGAGAAGCAAGAGTTACAACGATTAGGCTTTAAAGTCTACGCACCACACGACGACAAAGACATCAACGATAAAGAAAATGCTAATCAAGATAAATTAGCAGAACGTATTGTGTTTAATGACACATTAGGCATGGAAACAAGCGATGTCATGATATTCGACTACTTACCTCATGCACAAGGTACAATTTGCGAAATGGGGTACGCACAGCACCTTAAAAGATCAAGCGAGAAAGATATTAAGGTTTATGTCCAATGTACTGACATTAGACAAGGAACGGGACATATTTCAGATGAACAAGATCGTGCAGAGTTCAGTATCAATCAATATGTGTATGGCGTAATCATGGATGTCACTGATGGCAGAGGTATTCAAACGTTTGACGAGATATGTGAGGAGTTAATCTCATGATACTTAGCGACACAATCAACCAACGCTATCGCTATGCTACACAAGGCAAGACACCTACACAGATACAACAGGAATTACGCAAGCTAGGTGTCAACGGCTTTGTAGTTAAGGTGGCAGGAAGTAGAGTGACGATGTTGGTAAGTGAGAACGATATTAAAAGGAATAGGGTGTGTGTAAGGAATGACAAAGATTAAACGTAAGGTAGAGATGACATTACCAGAATTAATTGAGTGGGCGTGGGAGAATGAAGTTAGTGATAAGGCTTTTTATAGCAATCTTGATGGTGGTTCTGTGTATTTCGATAAAATTCAAAATTTGTCGATAGAGCATGAAATTGCTATAAATGAAACTTTCACAGTAGAAATTGAAGAAGAGATTACGAAAGAAACGGAGATACCTAAATTAGTATCTATCAATAGAAACAATTTAAATGAAGTTAATATAAATTTCAATTGTAGTATCGGACAGTTTTTAGATAGAAGTGATTATAACTATTATATCTTAAACGACGACGACACAATGACTTTAATTTGGAAGGACGGTGCTATGGTTGATGATTAAATTTAGAGTGTGGGATAAAGAAGAAAATAAAATGCATAAAGTAAAAACTATTGAATTCAGTCGTAGAGGTGCAAGAATTATACATTTAGCCGAAGTAAATTCTAACGGTAAAGGAGATCATAAAAGATGGCATTCATCTGTTGAACTCATGCAATCAACAGGCTTGAAAGATAAGAACGGTGTCGAAATTTATGAAGGGGATATTGTTCGACATTCAGAGAAACCTAATCCATGTTTTAGTTACCCCTTTAAAGTTATACAAGCTAGAACTGGAGAATGGAGATTAGATAATTTTAGATGTGGCACAGTGTTAGCATTTAGTAATCAAGATGAGTTGGAAGTATTAGGAAACGTATTTGAAGATAAAAATTTATTAAGTGAGGAGTAAACGAATTGATTGTTAATTCACAAAAAAGAATAAAATTTAAAAATAAATGTGATTGCAAAGTAGATTATGAAGAATTAGAAAAAGCTATATTGTGGGTTCAAAACAAACCTACTTCAAGCAATAAGAAAATTTATATGCACGGTTTTTATCCTTGTGTTTCTGTACATGACAAGAAATATCATGTACATAGATTGTTAATGATGTATTGGTTAGGTAGAAAGTTAGAAACGACTGAACACGTTCATCATATTAACGGCGACAAATCAGATGCAACAAAATCAAACCTTACCATCTTAACAGCAAGTCAACACTTGTCAAATCATAACAAAGGGAAATCTTTGGCACAAAGTCATAGAGATAAAATTGCTAAAGCTAATTGTAAAAGAAAAGGAATGAAGATGAAACGTAAATATAACATTGGCACAAAAGAATTAAAACAGCATTTGGAAAATGGGTTAAGTATTAGCAAAATTGCCAAAATATATAATTGCGATTGGACAGTAATAAAACAAAGAATTAACGAAAATCCAGAGTTATTGGAGGGATAGGAATGGCAGAATTACATTTTGGCTCAAAAGAGTATTTTGAAAAACAATCAGAGTTTTGGTTTAAAGAGAATTCGAAACATATTTCAGAACGTGACGCTTATAAGAAGCAACGTGACGAACTCATCAATGATATGGCAGAAACGAAAAGAAAGGCAGAGGCGTTTGATGAGATAGATGATTTAATCGTTAACGGGACATTAAAAGATAGAGAGCCAAATGCAATATTTCAAAACATCTGTCATGTAATTATAAATTTAAAGGAGCGTGGTAGTGATGAGTGAACAAACTATACTCCTTGATGAAAATGACTTACTCAGTTTATTAAATGGTGGCAGTTTTCATACATTGGTCGGTAACCAAAAAGTAGTTATTAAGCAGTCGTTACTTAAACCAGCATTAGCACCTATGTTGAATTACCGATATCAAATAGTTGATACAAAAACAGAACGTGAACGTTTATCAAGAATGGTATCACATTCAATTAATTCAAATATTGGAGGAACAATAAATGAAAAACGTAATTAAATTTGTAGGTAAATCAATAATTAGAACAGTAGTCACTAGAATAGTTAAGGACTTAATTGCAGCATATAAATTTACAGAGTATGCAAAAAGAGAACAATCAAAAGAAGAACAAGCTTTTTTCAGAGCGTGTAACAGAATAGGAATGTCTGATATTCAAATATATCGTTTATCACAAATTATGGAAGAAGAAACGGAGAGAAAATAATGTCAATTTTACCAATTAAATTATTATCAGAAAATGCAATCTTGCCAACGAGAGCAAATCCAACAGATAGTGGATTAGATTTATATGTCGCAGAAGATACAACAATTCCAGCACATAGTACAGTCGTAGTACCAACACACATTGCAATTGATTTAGCGTATGGATATGAGGCGCAAGTGAGACCACGTTCAGGTAATTCACTTAAAACTAAGTTACGTGTAGCGTTAGGTACAATCGATCACACTTATAACAAAGAAATTGGAATTATCACAGACAATATCGGTGATGAGGCAATCGTAGTTAAAGCAGGTACACGTTTAGCACAATTAGTCATTGCGCCAGTAATGTTACCAGAGCCAACGGAGGTGCAAGAGTTTGACGAAGTATCGGAAAGAGGAGCATACGGAAGCACAGGAGAATAAAGATGATATTTATCAACGTGTAAAAGAGGTGCTGGGGAAGTGAAAACGACAGATTTTATTGAATTAGTTAAACGTTTAGGATACAAAGTCAACTTGTCATACAAAAATGTAAATCATAAAAAGACTAAACTTTTAATCTATACAGAAAATGAGAGGCATCCAAGTGCATGGGTTTTTGTACATGAACAGTATTCTTTTAGAAGTTTAGGAATTAATAGTGAATTGTTCACATTGTTAGTGATGTATGCAAGCACTTCTATTAGTGAACGAGGTGGTAACTTATGCAATACCTAATACGTCAATTCAAAGACAGCACAGGTCACATTCACACTGATATTGAGAAAGCACGCACAAACGAAACTCTCTCTATTGTAGAGGCAGAGAGTAAGGAGCAAGCGTTGAAAGCATATAAAGCGCAACGTCAGAAAGAGGCTTTGATGTCCGTCATTAAAGGTTACAAAAAACTTAAGGAGCGATTGTTTAATGATTAAACGCATACTAAAAATATGGTTCATCATCGGAATGTATGAACTTAGTAAATATCTAACTAACGAACTTATCGTTAAGTTGCAGAGTGAAGATGATGTGGATACTGCACCTAAGGACTTTGCTAGTGAGAGTGATCAATATGATATTAACGATTTGGCAGGTGGGTATTAAATTGATAACGATTGAACGTCATGATATTAGAAAGTTAGAAGAATATATCCAACATGTAGAACGTTATCGTAAGGAATTAAAGGTTTGTGAGTATGAATTGCTAGAAAATCACGAACCAGAGAATGTAGGTGCTGGGAAAAGTAATTTACCTGGTAATCCGATTGAACGTCAGACGATTAAAAAATTAAGTAATAAGCGATATGTCATGTTAAGTAATATCGTTAATGGCGTTGATAAGTTAGTAGAAGAAGCAGACGAAGATACACTTGATATGATTAACAAACGATACTGGGAATGTCCTATTGGTTGTTATGAGTGGGAAGACTTAGCTGAATACTTTGGGACAAGCAAGTCGAGCATATTAAGACGACGTAACGCAATGATTAATAAATTAGCTGAGTTAATTGGTTACGTGTAGATGGACTTGAAAGACGTATAAGTCCGTGGTAAAAGTCGTTATTATGATACTGTAAGAACTATCCACACGAACCCTCGTTTGAGGTAGCTGGTTAGTTCTCAATAAAAGTGATTAGGTTTGGTAATGGTCATATTGACCAGCCACTGATTGCTTGAGTGCCTATCCGTTGGGTAGGTACTTTTTCTCCTTTCTGGATAAACTTGATTTTGCATTATTAATTACCTCCCATATGACTATTCGAGAGAAACTCGAGTAGTCTTTTTTATTACAAATATAAAGAGTATTTAACGTAAAGGCGTGTGATAACGTGAAAAGAAATGATTAAACTCACCCCGAAACAAGAAAGGTTTGTTTTAGGACTTATAGAAGGTAAAAGCCAACGCAAGGCATACATTGACGCAGGTTATTCGACCAAAGGTAAGAGTGGCAAATACTTAGATAAAGAAGCAAGTACACTTTTAAAAAATCGGAAGGTTTCCGGAAGGTATGAAGAATTGCGTCAAGAAGCAGCCGAACAATCAAAATGGACACGCCAAAAGGCTTTTGACGAATATGAGTGGCTAAAAAACATATCTAAACAAGATATAAATGACAATGGCTTAAAAAAGTCATCAGCAGATGCATTTGTAGCTGGTTTAGATGGTATGAACAGAATGATGTTAGGCAATGAGCAACTAACTAACAAGAAGATTGAAGCAGAAATTAAGATGCTTGAAAAGAAAATCGAGCAAATGGATCGTGACAATGAAGCAAGCACCGAAGATAAGATATTACAATTACGCCAATCAATTAAGGATGTGTTGATAGATGAGTAGATTAGATGCACTATACACACCTAAACAGATTGATATATTAAAAAATACTTCAAAGCGTGATTGGTTTATGCTTATCAATCATGGTGCCAAACGTACAGGAAAAACAATATTGAATAACGATTTGTTTTTAGATGAATTAATAAGAGTTAGACAAATAGCTAATAAAGAAGGTGTAGAAACGCCTCAATATATTCTAGCTGGTGCAACGCTAGGAACGATTAGTAAAAACGTACTTGTAGAATTAACTAATAAATATGGCATAGAATTTGAGTTTGATAAATATAATAGTTTTACCTTGTTCGGTGTCAAGGTAGTGCAAGTAGGACATAGTAAAGTTAGTGGTATCGCAGCAATACGTGGTATGACTTCATACGGAGCATATATCAATGAGGCATCGCTCGCTCATGAAGAAGTATTTGATGAGATTAAATCGCGTTGTAGTGGTTACGGCGCAAGGATATTAGTTGATACAAATCCCGACCATCCAGAACATTGGTTGCTAAAAGATTATATTCAGAATGATGACCCAAAAGCTGGTATATTATCTTATCGATTTAAATTAGACGACAACACTTTTTTAAATAAAAGATACAAAGAATCTATCAAAGCATCTACACCAACTGGCATGTTTTACGAACGTAACATTAATGGTGAATGGGTGTCAGGTGATGGCGTTGTGTATGCAGATTTCGATTTGCAACTCAATACGATTACAAAAGAAGAAATGGCAACCATTCCAATAAAAAAATATTTTGCCGGTGTCGATTGGGGCTTTGAACACTTTGGTTCAATTGTATTACTTGGAGAAGGGATAAACGGAAAGGTTTATCTAATCGAAGAATACGCTTATCAACACAAATTTATTGATGAGTGGGTAGAAGTAGCGAAAATGTTAATCGGTAAATACGGGAATATTAACTTCTATTGTGATACTGCTCGACCTGAATACCTAACCGAGTTCAGACGTCATGGTATTAGAGCAATCAACGCAGATAAAGCTAAATTATCTGGTGTCGAAGAAGTTGCTAAGCTTTTTAAACGTCGCGATTTAATGGTTGTTTATGAATCTATGGAGAGATTTAAACAAGAAATATATAAATACGTTTGGAATGAAACAACCGGCGAACCTATCAAAGAGTTTGATGATGTACTGGATAGTCTCAGATACGCAATATATACACACTTTAAACCCGAAAGGTTAAGGAGGGCGAGATAAATTTGTATAAACTGATTGATGATATTAAAGCAAAAGGTGTACTGCCAAAGCATATAGAAGCCCTTATAGAGTCTCATAAAGACGATAGAGAGCGCATGGTTAACCTTTATAACAGATATAAAACACATATTGATTATGTGCCAATATTTAAACGTCGCCCCATCGAAGAAAAAGAAGATTTTGAGCGTGGCGGTAATGTTAGACGTTTGGATATATCTATAAACAATAAGTTAAACAACTCGTTTGATAGTGAAATTGTAGATACTCGTGTGGGTTATTTACACGGTGTACCAATTACTTACGATTTAGATGAAAGTAACAAAACAAATGAGAAACTTAAAGAGTTTATCACTGATTTTACTATTCGTAATAGTATTGATGATGAAGATTCAGAAATTGGCAAAATGGCCGCTATTTGCGGTTATGGTGCTAGATTAACTTACATTGATACTAATGGTGACATTCGCATAAAGAATATTGACCCTTTTAACGTAGTGTTTGTTGGAGAAAGTATTATAGAACCAACATATTCACTGCGTTATTTTTACGAAGAAGATGACGACAATGGCACTGAGTATGTTTACGCAGAATTCTATGACGACACATATTACTACGTATTCCGTGGTGATGGTATAGATGCATTGCAAGAAGTTGGTCGTTATGAACATCTATTCGATTACAATCCGCTATTCGGTGTACCGAATAACAAAGAAATGATAGGTGACGCCGAAAAGGTGATTCACTTGATAGACGCTTATGACTTAACAATGAGTGATGCGTCTAGCGAGATTAGTCAGACGCGTCTTGCTTATCTTGTATTACGTGGTATGGGTATGAACGAGCAAATGATACAAGAGACCCAAAAGAGTGGTGCGTTTGAGTTGTTCGATAAAGATATGGACGTTAAATATCTTACTAAAGATGTCAACGACGGAATGATAGAAAATCACTTAGATCGCATTGAGAAAAACATCATGCGTTTTGCTAAGTCAGTCAATTTCAATTCTGATGAATTTAATGGAAACGTTCCTATTATTGGTATGAAATTAAAATTAATGGCACTAGAAAACAAATGTATGACTTTTGAACGTAAGATGACGGCAATGCTCCGTTATCAATTTAAAGTTATTTTATCAGCGTTAAAACGCAAAGGTTACAACGTAGATGAAAACAGTTACTTAAACCTTATATTTAAATTCACGCGTAATATTCCAGTGAATAAATTAGAAGAATCGCAAGTGCTAATTAACTTAAGAGGTCAAGTATCTGAACGTACAAGACTAGGACAATCACAACTGGTCGATGATGTTGATTACGAGCTTGATGAGATGGAGCGAGATAACTTCGAAATAAATAAAAACATTCCTGATATAAATGAGGGAAACGACGATGGCAGAACGCAAGATAACCAATCAGAATGATATTGATAATTACATTGAAAAGTTAAATGCACAAGCTGAAAAAGAAATAGAAATATTATTTGCCAACCGTTTGGAAGTTATCAAACTGGAATTGGCAGATATGTTTGAAAAGTACCATTCCGATGACGTTCATGTAACATGGACTGAATTTAATAAATATAATCGCTTAAATAAAGAATTGGAAAGAATAGGACAAATGCTGACCGACGATTACAATCAAATAGCTAAAGCAATTAAACAGACTCAACATAACGCTTACATTGAGAAGTATATGATGAGTCTTTATTTGTATGAAATGGCTAATCAAACATCTATGCAGTTTGATGTGCCTACTGCGTCTGCAATCAACAAAGCAATCGAGCAACCAATTGAGTTTATTAAATTGGTGCCTACATTACAAAAACATCGCGATGAAGTGCTTAAAAAGATACGTATACACATCACACAAGGCATTATGAGCGGTGAAGGTTATTCTAAGATAGCTAAAGCGTTACGTGATGATATAGGTATGACGAAAGCACAATCACAACGTGTAGCACGTACAGAGGCAGGTAGAGCAATGTCACAAGCCGGACTAGATAGTGCAAAAGTTGCTAAAGATAACGGATTAGACATGAAGAAACGTTGGTCTGCTACTAAAGATGCGCGCACCCGTGATACGCACCGTCATTTAGATGGTCAATCGGTGGGTATAGACGACAACTTTAAATCTAGTGGTTGTGTAGGTCCTGCACCACATCTATTTGTAGGTGTAGCTAGTGCAAAAGAGAATATTAACTGTCGTTGTAAGTTATTGTATTACATTGATAAAGATGACTTACCTGGTGTCATGCGTGTGCGTAATGACGATGGCACAACAGAAGTGATACCACACATGACATATCGTGAGTGGGAAAAACAGAAATGCAAAGGATAGCAACCTAACTGTTCGACCTGAAGTATGTCGCTAAACTGCTTTTTTATTATGCACTTTTCGGGCTGTTACGGTACGCAAAGGGCGAAAAAAAGGAGCAATGATATATGAATGTCGAGGATATTAAGTCGTACTTTGAAGAACATAAAGACGACAAAGACGTAAAAGAGTATCTAAGTGGACTTAAGACGGTGTCTGTTGATGACGTTAAAGGCTTTTTAGATACAGAAGAAGGTAAGCGATTTATCCAACCTGAATTAGATCGTTATCACACAAAAGGTTTAGAAAGTTGGAAAGAAAAGAACCTTGAAAACTTGATTGAAAAAGAGGTTCAAAAACGAAACCCTGAACAATCTGAAGAACAAAAACGCATCACGGCACTTGAACAAGAACTCGAAAAACGTGATGCAGAAGCTAAACGCGAAAAATTGAAAAGCTATGCGTTAAGCAAAGCGCAAGAATTAAACGTTCCATCTTCTTTAGTAGATAGATTTGTAGGCGAAAGTGACGAGGATACTGATGCAAACTTACAATCTCTGAAAGAAACTTTTGACAAACACATTCAAAAAGGTGTCGAGTCTAAATTTAAAGCAAGTGGAAGAGATGTGAGAGATGTTCAAGAAAATAACACTACACCTCCACATGTAAAGTCTATTGAAGAAATGGCGCAAGAAGTAAATATTAGAAAATAAAGTGAGGTTATAAAATATGGCAGTACCAAATTATACTCCGAGTAATGTAATTTTATCGGATTTTAAAAATGGTGTAATTCCTGAAGAACAAGGTTCTTTAATTATGAAAGATATCATGGCTAATTCAGCGATTATGAAATTAGCTAAAAATGAGCCGATGAATGCTCAAAAGAAAAAATTTACTTATTTAGCAAAAGGTGTAGGAGCATACTGGGTATCAGAAACTGAACGTATCCAAACTTCTAAACCAGAATATGCTCAAGCAGAAATGGAAGCTAAAAAGATTGGTGTAATCATTCCATTATCTAAAGAATTTTTAAAATGGACTGCGAAGGATTTCTTCAATGAAGTTAAACCTTTAATTGCAGAAGCGTTCTACAAAGCGTTTGACCAAGCTGTTATCTTTGGGACTGAATCACCTTATAACAAAGATACAAGTGGAAAACCGTTAATTACTGGTGCAGAAGAAAAAGGTAACGTTGTTAAAGATACAAATGATTTATACGTAGACCTTTCTGCTTTAATGGCAACAATCGAAGATGAAGAATTAGATCCAAACGGTGTGTTAACTACTCGTTCGTTCCGTAGCAAAATGCGTAATGCACTAGATGCTAACAAGCACCCGTTATTCGATGCTAACGGCAACGAGATTATGGGTCTTCCGTTATCTTATACAGGCGCTGATGTGTACGACAAGAAGAAATCGTTAGCATTAATGGGTGATTGGGATTATGCACGTTATGGTATTTTACAAGGTATCGAATATGCAATCTCTGAAGATGCAACGTTAACGACATTACAAGCGTCAGATGCATCTGATAAGCCAGTATCTCTATTCGAGCGTGATATGTTCGCGTTACGTGCTACAATGCATATCGCATACATGAATGTTAAACCTGAAGCATTCGCTACATTACAACCTAAAGGTGAAAATACAGGAGCGGGAGTTGGTACAGGTGAACAATAAAGCTGAAGTAATTAAAGTAAAATGCGATGGACAAGAGTTGGCAGTAACTCGTAAAGCGTTTGAAGCTTATTATAGTCATGTAGGCTTTGAAGAGGTTAAGAAACGTCGTTCAACATCTAAAAAGAACGGGTGATTGATATGACACTATACGAAGAAATTAAACTTCTTCTAAAAAGAAATGGTATAGAAATCAAGGAAGATGAAGAGTCGTTGTTCGTTATGGAAGTTGATGGCATTCTTGATGATGTTAAACATGTAACGAATAATGACTTTGTTGTTGATGGGCAAACTAATTATCCATATGCAATAAAAAAATATGTTGCAGATGTGATCGAATATTATCAACGCCCAGAAGTTAGAAAAGGATTAAAATCTAGAAGTATGGGGACAGTATCGTACACATACAATGATGGCCTTCCTGATTATATAAGTGACGTGTTAAACAGATATAAACGTGCTAAATTCCACGTTTTTAAACCCATAAGATAGGAGTGTTAATCGTGTTCGACCCATACGACGAGTTTCCACATGCTATTTCAAAAGGTCAAATTGAAGTTGTAGGCGATTTCAAGTTTAAAAAAGAGCGCTACAAAAGCGAAAAAAATATAAAAGGTTTTATGGATACGCCTACTACTTCAGAACAACTTAAATATCATCAAATGTCATCTGAATACGACAGAAACCTATATGTACCTTATGACCTACCAATAAACGATAACGATTACTTTAAATACGAGGGTAAAATCTTTGGTATTGTAGGTGAGCCTGTAGATCAAGGTGGCCAACATGAAATTAAGTTAATTCGACTTAAAGAGGCACCTTATGGCTAAAGTGAAATATGGTGCAGATAGTTTAGTCGTTGAGTTGGAACGGTACCAAAAAAATGTCGAGAAGTGGGCAAAAAAAGGTATAGCTAAAACCACAATGAAGATATATAACACTGCCGTAGCATTAGCGCCAGTTGACTTAGGATTTTTGAAAGAAAGTATTGATTTCAAATTCACTAATGGTGGTTTGACTGGTGTAATCAGTGTAGGTGCTGATTACGCGATAAAACGTATGTCGCAATTACTGGTAACAGTAATTTAAAAATCGGGGTAAATCGGTGGAAGTCTTATCTAAACAGTTGATTACCGAATTCGGTACAGGTATAATAAGCATGAGGTGATTAACTTGGATAGAAATTCAAAAGGTCAATTTGTTAAAGGTAAAAATATTAGAGATAAAACTGGTAAAAAGTACGGCAGGCTAACTGTTCTAAGCTTATCTAAAAAACGATCTGGAAGAAAAACGTATTGGAATTGTATATGTGAATGTGGTAATACGGTAGAAGTTAGAAGTGATTGTTTAGGTACTACACTTTCGTGTGGTTGTCTGAAAAGAGAACAAAATAGAATTAATTTAACTGCTAATCATTCACATAAACAGAGTAGAACTAGGTTATATCACATTTGGCAAAATATGAAATCAAGATGTTATAACCAAAACAACAAACGCTACGAAAATTACGGTCGCAAGGGTATTAAAGTTTGCGAAGAATGGTTAGACTTTAATGTATTTTATCAATGGTCTTTGAAATCTGGTTATAACGATACTATGACAATCGAAAGAAATGACATAGAAAAAGGTTATTATCCGGAAAATTGTTGTTGGATACCATTTAATGAACAAGCGAATAATCGAAATAGAACTATTTGGGTTGAATGGAATGGTAAAAAACGAAATTTGAAACAATGGTCAAAAGAATTAGGTATTAATTACGGAACGTTGAATTCGAGATATAATCGAAGTGGAATGAGACCTCCAGAATTATTTTATCCAGTTAAAAGATAACACCGAGGTAACTTAATAGATTGCGAAAGGCTGTTAAGCACCGTAGAGCGTACCAGTTGAATAAATATAATACTGGCAAGAGACTCCGACAACCAATAAAGGTTGTCTTTTTTATTGGTTGAAAATGTACGCCGAACTCACTGGTGACAGTGAGAAGTAGAGGATAAAAAGCCACTACGATAACAAATGATACGTTGAATACGGGACTGGGATTTATGCAACAGGTCCTGGTGGCTCTCGTGCCAAAAAAATTCCTTGGTCCTATAAAGACGCAGACGGTAAATGGCATACTACTAAAGGTCAACACGCTCAACCTTTTTGGAACCCTGCAATAGACGCTGGACGTCAAGTGTTCAATAAATATTTTTCATAAAAGGCGGTAAAAAATATGTGGGTATCGGTTGAACCTGAACTTACAAGTAGATTATACGAAACATTAAAAACAGACCCTATCATTAACAAATTAGTTGGTGATAGGGTTTTTGATGTCGTTCAAGATGATGTGCGATACCCATATATTGTTGTGGGTGAGAGCAACGTCACTAATAATGAAAGCAGTGTAAATATGCGCGAGACGGTAGGCATCGTCTTTCATGTGTATTCGCAATATCCAACACAGTACGAGGCCAAGCTATTAATTAGCGCTATTGGTTATGTGTTGAACAAACCAATTGAAATAGATAATTACGAATTTAGATACAGTCGAATTGATAGCCAATCAGTATTTCCTGATATAGATAGGTTTACTAAGCACGGCACAATTCGACTTTTATTTAATTTCAGACATAAAACTAAGAGAGAGGAAGTGTAAGCATGGCTCAAAAGAATTACTTAGCAGTAGTTAGACCAGCTAAAGATAAATTAGATCCAACTGATGCTTTGCTATTAGCTGACTTACAAGAAGGTGGCCACACAATTGAGAATGACTTGGCTGAAATCATTCGTGGCGGTAAAACAGATTATGGTGTAAATGCCGTTTCTGAAGAGTTTAAACTCACTATCGGTAATATTCCTGGTGACAAAGGAATTGAACAAGTTAAAAAAGCAATTAAAAATGGCGAACAACTGCGTGTATGGTTGTATGAACGCAACAAACGTGATGATGGTAAATATCATGGTGTATTTGCCTACACAGTGCCAGAAAGTTACGAAATGTCATTCGACGATGAAGATAATAAAATTGAATTAACGTTAAAAGTTAAATGGAACTCAGCAGAAGGAACTGAAGCTAATCTACCACCAGAATGGTTTGAAGCAGCAGGCGCACCTACTGTTGAATACGAAAGTTTTGCAGAAAAAGTTGGTAGCTTTGAGGACCAATCTAAAGCTAAAACAACGAGTTCTTAATATTAGGGGGCGTGTGTCCCCTTATTTTTTATATAAAATTTGAAAAGAGGTATACATTTTGACTGAATTTAACCCAATTACAACGCTTACAATCAATGATAATGAAGTAGAAGCTAAAGCATTATTTGCATTTGACTTTAAAGCAAAGAAGTTTGCCGAAGATACGAAAGATAAGGACGGCAAAACGGTTACTACACCTGGTTTTAATGTGATTTACAACGGTATTTTGGAACGTGACACGGTTGCTATTGCTAACTTTTGGGAGTGTGCTACTGCATATCTAGGTAAAAATGCACCTTCTAGAGATGAAATTGAAACAGCTTTAATTGAAATTATTGAAGAAAAAGAGGACACACTTGAATTATTACAAGGCGCTTTAGATGTATTAAATAATAGTGGTTTTTTCAAGCAAAAATCTCGAGGGTTCTGGACGCAAATGAACAAAGCGCCTCAAATGGCGAAGGGCGAGGACAAAGAAACAACGAAAGCTGGTATCGAGTTCATGAAAGAGAACTACAAAGAAATCATGAACGTGGAACCTTACTCAACTATTCAGAAATAAGACAATTAACGAGTAGGTTTATAGGTTATTTGCCTGAAAACGAATTGATGATGATGACACCTAACGAATGGAAAGATTGGATAATAGGTGGTCAAGATAAGTATTTAGATCAAAAAGAGTTAATGATACAAGTTGCTCAAGCAAACGGGCTTGTACAAGCTAATAAATCATTAAAACGAATGACTAGAGATATTGAACGTCAACGATTTGAAATACGCAACCCTGGTAGTTATGAACGTATTAAACGTGCAGAACTTGAACATGAAAAACGTAGACGTGAATTATTCAAATCAGGTACTAAGCGTTGGTTAGAAGAACAAAAACAGAAAGGAGAGTGAATAAGTGGATAAAAACTTTATGGTTCGTATCATGGCTAATATACGCGATTTTCAGAACAACGTTAGAAAAGCGCAGACTTTAGCTAAAACTTCTATTCCAGATGAAATTGAAACTGATGTGAAAGCCAATATCAGTAAATTTCAGCGTAATCTTCAAAGAGCCAAAGCAATGGCGCAACGTTGGCGAGAGCATAAGGTGGAAATCGATGGAGACACCAACCCTATTAAACGTGCGATATCTTTTGCCAAAGCAGAATTGCAAAGATTACGCGATAAGCAAGTCGATATCAAAGGTGATAATGACAATTTAAAGCGTGCAGTAATAAGCGCTAAAGTAATGTTGGCATCATTACATGATAAAACGGTACACGTTAACTTTGATACACAGGGCATGACAAGAGCGCAAGTATTAACTAAAGCGTTAGGTAAGTCTTTAGATGAATATGGCAATAAAATGGACGCTTTAGCTACCAAAATAAGAACGTTTGGCACTGTCTTTAGTCAACAAGTCAGAGGGCTAATGATAGCTAGTATTCAAGGTTTAATACCTGTTATTGCTGGTTTGGTTCCAGCTATCATGGCTGTATTAAACGCAGTTGGCATATTAGCAGGCGGTATATTAGGTTTGGTAGGTGCGTTTAGTATCGCAGGTGCGGGCGCCTTTGCGTTTGGTGGTATGGCAATTAGTGCTTTGAAAATGCTTAAAGACGGCACACTGCAAGCTACTGCAGAAACTAGACGATATCAAGCGTCTTTAGATCAAGTTAAATCAACATGGGAAAGTATCATCAAACAAAATCAAGCGCAGATATTTAATACTTTAGCTAACGGTTTAAACACAGTAAATGTTGCTTTAAGCCGTATGAAGCCATTCCTTGCAGGCGTTTCTAAAGGTATGGAACAAGCCTCTAAGAGTGTCTTAAAATGGGCTGAAAACAGTCAAACGGCTAGTAAGTTCTTCAATATGATGAACACAACAGGCGTTAAAACATTCAATACTCTATTAAGTGCTGCTGGACGTTTTGGTGACGGTTTGGTTAATGTATTTACACAGTTAGGACCGTTGTTTTTATGGGTAGCGCAAGGCTTAGACAGTCTAGGTAAAAAGTTTCAAAACTGGGCTAATAGCGTAGCTGGTCAAAACGCTATCAAAGCATTTATCGAGTATACAAAAACAAACTTGCCTAAAATTGGTCAGATATTTGGTAATGTGTTTGCTGGTATCGGTAATTTAATGGTTGCATTCGCGCAAAATAGTGCAGGTATCTTTGATTGGTTAGTTAAAATGACTGGCAAATTCAGAGAATGGTCTGAACAAGTCGGTAAATCGGAAGGCTTTAAACAATTCGTTAAATATGTACAACAAAATGGTCCAGTGATTATGCAATTAATTGGCAATATTGTACGTGCGTTAGTTGCATTTGGCACTGCAATGGCACCAATAGCAAGTGTGATTTTACGTGTGGTAACTGCGTTTGCTGGCTTTATCGCAAAATTATTCGAAACACATCCGGCTGTTGCTAAGATGGTTGGTATTGGTATGATACTAGCCGGCATTATGTGGGCGTTACTAGCACCAATTATTGCGGTTGGAACGGTATTATCAAACGTCTTTGGTGTTAGTTTACTACAAGCAATCGGCAAAATAGCACGTTTTATGGCTTCTAGCAACATACTAAAAGGCGTATTAAACATCTTACGTGGTGCGTTTAGCTTATTAGTCAGTCCAATAGCTAATATAGGCAGATTATTACCATTATTAGGCACTGCATTTAGTGCTTTAACTGGTCCAGTTGGCATAGTTATTGGCGTTATATTAGCTTTAGTCGGCGTTATCGTATACTTGTGGAAAACGAACGAAGACTTTAGAAATATGATTATAGGTGCTTGGAACGGTATCAAAGATGCTGTTTCTGGTGCAATCAGTTCTATCGTTGGCTGGTTTGCTCAATTGTGGGCATCTATCCAACAAACATTACAACCGATTATGCCAATTTTACAACAACTAGGTCAAATGTTCATGAACGTTCTAGGCGGCTTAGTAATGGGTGCTATCCAATTAGTAATAGGAGCCTTTCAATCATTATGGCTTGCAATTTCAGTGATATTCACTGCAATCGGCGGTATTATTTCAGCGGCAGTACAATTGATTGTCGGCTTATTCACTGCGTTTATCCAATTTATTACCGGCGACTTTTCTGGTGCTTGGCAGACATTGCAAACTACTGTACAGAATGTTTGGACGACAATTTGGAATACAATCGTATCAATTTTCACTCAGATTTCCGAATTTATATTCAACACGCTAAATTCTATACTCGGTACGAATATCACAAGTTGGTCTCAAATTTGGTCGGCAATCGTTCAATATGTCACTCAAATTTGGAATAGTGTAACGCAATGGTTTGGCCAAATGGCACAGTCCGTTTGGAACAAAATGGTACAAGCGTATAACTATGTTGTATCAACTGGTGCGCAATGGGTAAGTTCTATCATAAGCACTTTAGCCAGATTTGTATCATCTGTAATAAGCGGTTTTATTAGAGTTGTATCAAGTGTTGCATCATATATGGCTCAAGCTTTATCAAGAGTAATATCTGTTGGTGCGCAATGGGTATCTGCGATTATTGGTGCTATGGCTCGATTTGTAAGTGGCGTTATCAGTGGTTTTGTCAATGTGGTTAGTCAAGTACAATCAGGAATGAGTAGAGCGGTTAACACTGTTAGAAACTTTATTGGTCAATTCGTGTCTGCCGGTTTAGATTTAATGCGTGGTTTAGTACAAGGTATTATGAATGGAATGAAATGGGTAGTCAATGCAGCCAAGAATGTAGCACAAAGTGCAGTTAATGCAGCAAAAAGTGCATTAGGTATACACTCTCCTTCTCGTGTATTCAGAGGCATAGGTCAATATGTATCTCAAGGCTTGGGAATGGGTATCTTAGCAGACCAACACAAAGCAGTAAATGCAGTTCGTAGTGTTGCTAGTAATTTGACTGACGCATTCAAACCAGAATTATCTACAGACTTAACAGACGGTTTAGGTGGTTCGTTAAATGGCAGTGTGGACGCTCACATGACTAAAGATGTTAGACATAGTATGCAAGAGAACAATCGCCCAATCGTTAATATAACTGTGCGTAATGAGGGTGATGTAGAGTACATTAAATCTTACATTGAAGAACAAAACGGCAAAAACAGTAGTATGGGCTTGTAAAGGAGTGTTATTATTGATTGCTCACGACATAGAAATAATTAAAGATAATAAAAAGTATAAAGTCAGTAATAACACTTTTACTGGCTCAGTTTTAGAAGTAGTATCCTATGACGTTAAAGGTTCAGGATATGATCGTGAATACAGTACAGTTAATGGCGCGCAAGGTAGATTTTTTAACTCTGTCTATGAAGAAAAGAAAACAGTTAGTCTCAGATTGCGATATCAAGTAGACAAAATGGCTCAAGTGACACATCTTAAGTCAAATTTACAAGCATTATTACGTGGTCATTATTATTTGCGTGAATTATCTACACCGGACACATCTATTAAATATGAAGATATATTCAACACGAAACCTCAAGAGTTTGAACTTGATTATGTAGACGGTAGACAAATTTTTGTTGGTCTAGTTAATGCGATTTCAATCGATACTACGCAAACGGCTGGTGAGTTTGAACTTGAATTTGAAACCATTGAGCTACCTTATTTTGAAAGCATCGCATATAGTACTGATTTAGAAAGGGAAAGTAGAAGTGTTGAAAAATGGGCGGTATCGGATAACTTACCGTTTAATGTAAATGATAATAAACGTAATTATACTTTCCACGATACAAAAATATGTAATGTTTATTATGCAGGTACGGTTGAAATCAATCGAATTAATCAAGATAGCTCAGTTGAAGTGACTTTAGCGGAAAACGTATCTAAAAATGATAAAAACGGCACTACTTTTTATATGGTTGAAAGTGGTGATGTTATTAATATCAAAGGCTTAGAGTTGAAAGCGGGCGATACTATCAAATTTGATGGTATCCACACTTTCAGAAACGGTTTAAACATTGATGCCTATAATGTGGGCCGACGTAACCCTACTTTAATACCTGGTTGGAACACGTTCAGAAGTACCAAGTTGATGCAAAAAGTTGTGTTCAAGCACAAAGAATATTATATGTAGGGGTGACGATATGACGGTATTACTAAAAACATTACAAGGTTACGGTCAAAATTTACCGGTCGAAACGGAACTGAACATTAAATTATCTGACACAGATAGTACGTTAACAATTGTAATTGACGAAAATAAGGGTACGTTTGATGCTATTGGTGCGATTACAAAAATGTGGACAATAACAGGCGTTGCTGGTCCTGAAGATGAAAACGAGTATCGTATTGTAATGTTAGACAAAGAAACTCGAGGTCAAAAAAGCAGATTAACGATAAAAGCTAGACCAGTAGAAATTGATGACCTAAATAATAATCGTGTGTACGAAATTTATAACGGTAGTTTTACTGGCAAAGCATATTTTGATTTAGTTTTTAAAGGTACAGGATACAAATATAACTTACATGCTAAAGTATCATCTTCGAAATTTGAAAATCTTGGTAATTGCGATACAAATCTTGATTTATTCAAAAAAGGTTTGGAACGATATTCGCTAGAATATGAATATGACGCAAAAACTAAAACATTCCATTTATACGATTACATCGAATACAAACCAGAATATTGGATAAAAGCGGGCGTAAATGCTAATAATATCAAAATACAAGAAGATGCTACTAAATGTTTTACATTTATAAAGGGGTTTGGTGGTTATACAGATCAACAAACGTACAACGAGGCAAGCTTGCAATTTGAATATACATCACCGTTAGCTGATGTTATAGGAAAAAGACATGCGCCACCTGTTCAAGACGGTAGAATTACAAAAGAAGATACTTTAAAAAAGAGTATGGAAAAGGTTATTAATGATAGTATCAAAACATCTGTAACACTCGATTTTGTATTGTTAAAAAAGTATTTTAAAAACGCCATACCTAGAGTTGGTGATGTTGTTAAAGTGATTGATGATTTAATGGGCTTGAATGTTGATTTAAGAATTATCGAAATCACAACTAAACGTGATATAAATGGAAATATCATAAAAATGGACTTGGTACTAGGTGAATTTAGATTGCAAGATAGATATGTAAAAGCGGTTGGTAAAGCTGCTAAATACGTTACTAACTTAAAAACAAATAACCCTGCTAAAACGCAACAAGAAATGCAATCACAGACAAACGCCAACACAAAAACCACACAAGATTTACTGGGTAAAACAGATGATTTACAGGCAAAACTCGATAAAGCGAATGCTAAAAGCGTAACTACTTCAAACGGAACAATTGTACATGATTTCTCAAGCAAATCTAGTATCAAGAAGGTTAAAACCATAGGTACAATTGGCGATAGTATTGCTAAAGGGTCGTTAGCTAAAAGCAATTTTACTCAACAATTAGCTAAAAAGATTAAAGCAAAATATACTAATCTTGCTGAAAGTGGCGCTACCATGAGTGATATTTACCAACAAGCTACTAAAATCAAAGGCGATTTAATTATCATACAAGGTACTGATGATGATTGGGTCAAAAACATAGATATAGGCACTGATAAAACGGATACTAAAACGTTTTACGGTGCTTTTTATAGTGCGGTTGAAATCATCAAAAAGAATAACCCTAAAGCGAAATTATTGGTAATGACACCTGCAAGACAGTGTTATATGGAAGGTTCTAAAGTTAAACGTAAAGATACTGATAAGAATGATAAAGGTAAAACTTTGATTGATTACGTTAACTTACAAGTGGACATTTGTAACGACTTAGATATACCTGTATTCGATGCTTACCGATATGAAGCTTTTAAACCGTACAGTCCAGCTTTTAGAAAATCTAGCATGCCTGACGGGCTTCATTTTAACGATAAAGGGCATGAAGTGATTATGTACGAATTAATTAAAGATTACTATCAATTTTATGATGAATAAGGAGGTTGTGTATGTTATCCGAATTAAAAACAAAACTACATTCGTTATTTGGTTCTGATTTTATATCTCAAGTCGAACAAAACTTTGAAACAATAAAATCATGGGCTGATAAAAAAGATAGCGAGTACCAAAACCATGTTACAAATCAAAAAAACGCTCACAAATCATCACAAATTAAGCACACAATAAAAAGCGGGCAAGATGTTAACTTACAGGACCATGAACGTTATCAAGACGAGCAAATTACTAATTTAGTGCTTGGACATAACGGTGACGGAGTTCAAGAGTTAAGAGCGAGTAGAACATCGATGGACGCACAAAACTTTGATGACCTATCCAATCGTTTATATCACGATTTTTTACGTGAGAATAACGAAAGAGAAAAGTTACGTGCCGAATTACTCAAAAAGATACAACGTATTGTAAATGTAGATGATTTCGGTGGTGATCCAACTGGTCAAAAAGACAGTACAAAAGCTTTTCAAGACGCGTTAGGCACTGGTAACGTACTTGTAACGATGAGTGCAGGTACTTATTTAACAACTGGTATTAAAATGCCTAACAACTCAAGATTAGTTGGACAAGGTAAAGATATTACCACAATTAAGTTTATGGATAGTACACCAGCTGAGAACATTGGTATCACTAACTTAAAAATGAGTGGTAATGCTAAAAATATTAGTTTAGAGAACTTTACATTTGACGGTAATAAGTTTAGACAAGATAAAAAACTCAAACCTACTGGTGGTTCACGTTCAAGCAATATTCGATTTGCTGGTGTAACTAATGGTTACATTTACAACGTTAAATCGCATAGCGCTTTATTACATTGTATTGACGTAACTTATGCAAATGATGATTACTACTATGAAGGTGATGGAAATAGAGTTCCATACGCATTAGAAAGTAAACATATTCATATTGATAATTGTGAAACATACGCTTGTGGTGATGACTCTATCACTACCCATCATTCACGTTATATCACGATTACTAATTGTTATGCTCATCATCCAACAATTACTGGTGGGAATAACAACGGTATTGAAATTGATGACGGTTCACAATTTGTGTTCTTATCAGATAATAGAACAGAAGGTAATTTCGGTGGTGTTGAAATCAAAGCCCATGCACCTGCAAGTGCATCAAGATGCGTGTTTGTAAATAATCATTTATCAATTGAGGATACAAGAGCTTATAACATTAGACATATTGGCCACCACAGAGCAAAAACGGACGCTAAATCTAAAACAGCCTATGATGTATCATTAAACAACTGCGTGGCTCTACGACCTAAATACAACGGCGTATATCCAGGTACAACGCCTAGAGCATTGTTAATTAGTGCTTACAAAAACGTTTCGGTTAATAATTTTACCGCTATCGGCGATAGTGATTTTAGTAAATTAGCAAACGGTAAAACTGACAGTAATTTACCTGCTATCGCGGTTCAGTTTATGTCTGAAAACGTAATTCTTAACAATATTACAGTTACTGGTTTTACAACTGCCGGTCAAGATATTAAATTCTTCGGTGGAGATAATCGAGGCGAGCGTTTTATTTTAAGTAATGTTAACATCTACAATTCATCACCTAAAGTTGGTATTGCGAGTGGTGGTGGAATTTACGATTTGAAAATTATCAACGGTAATTTAAAAGGTCGTGGCACAGGAAATGGTATTGAAACATACAACAATACAACTATGATAAGTGGTGTTACTGCAGATAGTTATACAAACGCCGCAGTTATCGCAAACGAAAAGTATAAAACAGTACCTACCGTATTAAAAGGTGGCTTAAGTGCAGGTTCAACAGGTTCTGCTGCGGTAGATCCTCGAAGTGTAGTTTTAGCAACAACTGGTAATAGTAGAGCGTATAGCCCACGTTCATTCGTTTTAGGTTCTGGAATGAGTTCTAAAGCTTATGGGTCACGAAGTGGAGTTATTAATTCGTTATCATCAGAAACATCTAAAGAGAGCCATACGCAAACGGTATTCAATAGTAGAAATGTAAAATCGCCTGGCAGTTACAGAGTGGTTGCAGGTTACTCTAGTACAGGTAAACCTTCTACCGCAAACATTAAAGTAGATCTTAACACGTTACATGGTAACCTTAACTTAGCTGGTAAATTAACGCAAAATAACGCCGATATCGCAGAGTTGTTTGAAAGTCAAAGTGGTAAACCTATTGAGTTAGGTACCATTGTTACTTTAGACGGTGATAAAATCAGAAAAGCGCAACCGAACGATGAACCGATTGGTGTTATATCGGGTACTGCAGCACTCGTGGCTAATGATAAAACATATCATCATAAAGATAGATATTTACAAAATGAGTACGGTATGACGTTGACTAAGCGTGTTCAAAGAGAGTTTGAAGATGTAGACGGTAACCCAGTGTTTGAATGGCGAGATGAACCAATCGAGAACCCTAACTATAATGAAGATTTACCTTACGTATCACGTTCTGAACGTCCGGAATGGAATACAGTAGGGTTAATTGGTCAAATATATACAAACGTCGAAAAAGACGTCATAGCAGGCGATTTAATCAATGGTAAAGCCGGAATTGGATATAAAGATAATGTGAACGGTAAAGGGCGTGTAATGGCCATTACAACGCCGTATAACGAAGAACGCGGTTTTGCGATTGCATTAGTATTGTGGGGTGTTAAATAATGGAATTAGAAAAAGTGGCTAAAATTGATTTAGAAGAAGAAGCGTATTTAAAACCGATATCGGATAGGGGTATCGGTTTTTATAATTTAGATAAAAATACAGCACAGTTCCAATTTAGGGTAACAAAAGATAATCTTCCATTGCTAATCAGTACAAACAATGTTAAAGGGTACGCCTTTTTCAAACAGATTACTGTAAAAAATGGCGATAGACCTTCCACGTCTGGCGTTTTAGATGTTGAATTCATCGACCCTATGACAGGTTTAATTGGTGTAACGGTACCATCTTGGTTTTTGAAAAGTGTTACAAACTCAACTGTTTTAGGAGAGATTTATCTATCGCTTAATGATTATAAAAACGAAGATAAAGACGATACAGTCGTTTTAGGTACTTTCCAATTTGAAGTGAAAGATAGTTTGGTTAATCAAATCAGTAGCGATATCAAAGTGAGTTACATTCGCATGTTTGATGATTTGCGTGACGAATTAGAAAAGAAAGTAGAACAACTCAAAAAAGATATTGGCAGCACTCAAAGTTTGATAGATACAATCAAACAACTATCTGCAAGTGCAACACAAGCTATCCAAAAAGCTAAAGACGATAGCATTAATTCAATTAATACAAATAAAGCTGGTGCTTTAAATAACATAGAAGAGCAAACAACATTATCTTTAGCACAAATTGATAGTAAAAAGAATGATGTACAAAGTGGTTTTGAAGTTGCTAAAACTGCGTTTCAAAACTCAGTAGATCAAAACACACAAACTTTTGATACAAAGGTAACAGATGCTAATAACCTGATTGATAAAAAAGTGAACGACTTTCAAACGAACGGTGCTTTAACTAAAAGCGATGTAGATAACCTTATGGGTAGTTACGATTGGCAAAAGACTGCATTGACACAAGGAAATGGTGCAACAATACCTGTTTACGATTTAGATTTTGATAATCCTACGCAAATTACTAAATCTGGTTTTTATTACTTGTATAAACCTGTTAATGGTCCAGTAACTCTAAATGGTATGCTTATCGTAATTTACGCTAATGCAAATTATATGAAATTTATATACACTCCATACACTTCAAATGAGGTGCACATTCGCACAAAATCAGGAGACTGGTTGCCATGGCAATCGATTAACGATTTTAAAGATACAGGTTGGATAAATTTACCTTTAGTCAATGGAGCGTATGCTAACACTGAATATACAGATAGAAATGGTTATCCTTGCTCATACAGAATAGTAACTCAGAATGGTGTAACAACGAACCATTTACGTATCAACGCTAGCAACCTTTTTAGCGGTCAAATATTCGCAAGATTGCCACAAGATATGGTAAAAAACGCGCAATCATTTTCTGTCAGAACGCCAACAGGTAAACCGGGTTGTTTTTTAGTTATTAACCCTACCGGTGACGTCTTGTTTTATAAATCATCGATTACTGGAGATTGGACAGAAAAAGATTATATCTACGCTCAAGTAAGTTGGATAAATTAGGAGTGATATTTTGAAAATAGTTTATTTGTGGAAAAATGGACAACCGGTCATTGTAACGACGAATGAAGAGGGCGAATATGAGTACCCTTCCGAGAAATGGACGGAAACTAAACCAGATGACGGTATGTATACGCCAATTTATTTTGACGGTCAAAAATGGATAGGCCAGTCAAAAGAGGTTTTTGAAAAAGAATTGCCACCTGAACCGATTGACGATAAAGATGTTCTTATCTCTAATTTATCGGAGCAATTACTAAACACACAATTAGAAATCGAAAACGTCAAAAAAGATATGGCTACCGTATTAGAATTATTGGTTGAAAAAGGAAGTGTTGATGATGTACAGAATAGTTGAACGATACTATAAAATGGGGCTATTCCCGTTAGAAAAAGTTAAGCAATCTGTTACAGTTAAATGGATAACAGTAGATGAATACAAAAAGATTACTGGTCAAGATTACGAGTCACTAGCTGAATAGCTGGTGGTTTTATTTTGGATAAAAGCAGGTGTTATATGAAAAACAATATGAAAGATTTGACACTGGCCGAAACCATAGCAGCAATAATGGTTTTTAGTTATGGTTTTAGAGAGTTTTTAAGAGGCTTCTTTTGGTTCAAAGAACAAGATGACGTTTTAGATGATAGTTCTTTTTATCTAGCGTTACATCATATTATGCCTATTTGGGGTTGGGGAATTGTTGTGATGTTTGCAGGTTTAATCGTAATGATTTCATCAATATTCCTTGCATCAAGTGATCAAAACACTAAATTTAGCAAACTTATTACATTGGGTGGTTTTTTGTCAGCTATTCTTTATTTTTTGATGACCAGTGCAAGTATCTATCACTCAATCAACTGGCTAACCACTGTACATATGGGGCTAATGTCAGCAACAGGTTTTGTTGCGTCCTTTGTTGGAGGTGCTGACTTATATGCCAGACGAAAATAAGTATGTACTACGCCACGAATGGGTTAAATCAAACGGCGATATTTACGAAAAGATTAACGAAAATGATAAAAAGAACATCAAAGAAATAGGCGAATTAAAAACGAAAATTGAGACACAAACAACATTACAACGGCAAACCTATGAGGCTCAAAAAGAGACCAATCACAACATCAAAGACTTAACTAAAGTCATGACTAACGTAGGTAATGAAATGACTGATATTAAGTACAAAGTCATGTCTCATGACGAAAAAATAAAAACCATTCAAGGAACAATAGAAACAAAACAAAAGGGTAGTGTTCAAATCATTGTAGCGCTCATAGGTTTGGCCGGTACTTTAGTGGGTGCTGCCTTTGCGTTTGCACAAGTATTTTTTTAAGTCGACTTTAATTAGTCGGCTTTTTATTTTGGAGGTGGATAAATGGGATTACCAAACCCAAAAAAAAGGAAACCTACTGCATCTGAAGTTGCAAAATGGGCTAGAAGTAGGATAGGTAAAAGATTAGATGTCGACGGATATTATGGCGCACAATGTTGGGACTTACCTAACTTCATTTTCAAAAGGTATTGGAATTTTTTTACAACAGGGAACGCTATTGCTATGGCATGGTATCGCTATCCTAGAGGGTTTAAATTTTACAGAAATACAGCGTCATTTGTTCCCAAGCCTGGTGATTTTGCTGTTTGGGGGACAGGTTCATTTAACAACGGTACAGGTCACACAGCTGTAGTTGTAGGACCAAGTAACCGCAATTATTTTACTAGCGTTGACCAAAATTGGCGAAATGCCAACGGCTATACAGGTTCTCCTGGCTCATTAGAAAAACATAGTTATTACGGTATTAGTGGGTTTGTTAGACCACCATATCAAAAAGAAGTTAAAAAGAAACCTAAACCAACAACTAAGCCTACTAAACCTACTAAACCTGTACCTAGTACATCGCCCACACCAGACAAGAATACCACTGAACAAACAAAGCCAACTACCAAAAAAGTTAAAAAAGTCCAATACACTGACTTTCTATACTCTCTAGATAAAGAATTAGAATACAACGACCATTTAATCGTAGATGACGGCAATTTGATGACTAAGCCTAAAGGTATATACATCAAAGAATGTCCTCATTTACGCGATGTTGAAGAATTGTATTTGCAACGTAATAGGTTTGTTAGCAAAGATGAATATCCACACGTCTATATTGATCGTGAACAAATATGGACCCCAAGACCACCTGATACAGAGGCGCCCTCACACCCAGGTTGGTTAGTGTTAGAAGTTTGTGGCGCGCAAACAGAAAGCAAACGCCAATTCATGCTAAACCAACTACAAGCGTTGATATATGGTGTGTGGTTAATGAGTTGGTCAAAAATCAAGCTATCTGAAAGCACAATTAAAGCAGACCCTAATATTTGGCGCTCAATGAAAGATTTAATCAATTACGACATGATAAAAAACGGCATTCCTGATGAAAGTAAGTACAAAGAAGTCGAAAGTAAGATTATTGAGATGTACCTCAAAAAAGATAAGTTACTAAAAGAAAAAATAGTAACAACTACAAGCACAAAAATAATCAAAATTAAATCTGACAAAGAGGCTAAAACAACTAAACCGACAATTACAACGCCGTCTACTTCTAAATCTAAAAAAACTACGCCACCAAAACAAACTAAAGCTAAGGTTACAGTAGAAAAGAGTGGGTTTACATTTACTCAAGCACTTAACTTACAGATGAGTAGAGGGTACCCACAAAAAAGTAATGGTTATAGTTGGTACTTCCCTAGCCGTTCAGCTGTTAGTGCAGCAATGAACCCTACATCCATATGGAATAGCTCATCACAAAGATACCAAATGCTTAATTTAGGTAAATATCAGGGCGTTAGCGTAGATAAGTTAAATATAATATTAAATGGTCGCGGTACTCTATCAGGACAGGGCAAAGCGTTCGCAGAAGGTTGTAAGAAGTACAATATAAACGAAATATACTTAATTGCTCACGCATTATTAGAAAGCGGAAATGGACGTTCTTACTTTGCAAGTGGTAGTTCAGGTGTATATAACTACTTTGGTATAGGTGCTTATGATAACAACCCTAACAACGCTATATCTTTTGCGCGTGGAAGAGGTTGGACGACACCGGCAAAAGCAATTATCGGTGGCGCTAAATTCGTTAGACAAGATTACATCAACAAAGGACAAAATACATTATACCGTATGCGTTGGAACCCTAAAAACCCTGCCACGCATCAATATGCAACAGACATTCGTTGGTGTGAACATCAAGCAAGCACAATATACAGTTATTACAAAAAAATAGGGTTAAAAGGTCTCTACTACATTAGAGATAAATACAAATAAGGCTAACTGTTGCCAACAGTTAGCCTTAAATATTATACAAGAGGTGTCTGAATGGATTACAAACTAAAGGATATTAACATTAATTTTACAGCGGAAACAGCAGAAATCGGGGATATTAATACTCGTTTCTATACCGAAGATGATGGTTCAGCTTATATCAGAATGACGATTAACGGTGATAGTAAGCCATTCGACTTCACTAAAACAGACTTAGTACCTAAATTGACATTATTTGCTAAAGATGGATCTATTTTTGGCAATGAATTAGTTGAAATTGTTTTACCAGACAAAGGTGTTATTCAATATAAAGTTTCAGATAACGTCATAAAGCACGCCGGTCGTATGAATGCGATTTTACTTCTTGTTAATGATGAAAGAAGTATACATGCAGCTAATTTTTATTTCACTATTAAAGATAGTGGTCTAATTGGTGCAATAGGCAAAGAAATTGAAGTTGATAGTTTAAAAAGTATAGTAAAAGAAGTAATGAGCAATAATGCTATGGGCTTACTAACTGAAGATTATCGTAAACAATTATTAGATAATATTCAAAAATTTTTATTAGATAATGAAGATACATTCAAAGGTAAGGCGGGGGATATCCCAGAAGAAATCGTTGACGCAAGAGGTAGAAGTAACTCATTAAAAGAAGAGATGGATAGAATAGAAAATAAAACATATACAAAAAATTCTAATAAAGTTAGACCTCTTGTTTCTTTTTATTTAGATGACGGATATCAAAACGATTACGATGTTGTTTATCCTAAGGCTAAATCACTAAACATACCAATAACAGCATGTTTATATAACACAAGCGAGTTACTTTCTACTCCAGATAAATTAAATGAATTAATAGATAATGGATGGGAAATTCATTCTCATACAGCACATCACGTAGATTTAGATAAAATGACTTACGAAGAACAAAAGAAAGAAATGTATGACAATATCATGTACTACAAAAATATAGGTATCGATTTAAAAGGTATTTGTTACCCTAAAGGCTACTCAAATGAGCATACACCTAAAGCTGCACGTCAATTTTTTGAAGTGGGTATGAGTTCAATTCCGGGTATTAATAGTTCTCCGATTGATACTTATTACGTCAAACGTGATTTAACCGATCAAACAGACATGAACAAAATGAAAGAACGTGTAGATAAAATCCTAGCAGATGGTAAGGGTTGGTTAGTATTCTATTCACATACTAATATTTTTAAACAAAATACAGAAGTTCGTGATAGATACTTTGAAATGATGGACTATGTTAAAAGTAAAGATATTGAATGTGCCACAGTACATGATGCTATGAAAGTTTACGGAAATACTTTAGATATTGGTGATGTAAAATATAGTGAGAATTATCTTAAAGTTGGTAGTGATGGTGTATTAGATACAAGTAATTTACCAATTATTTATAATAAAAATTTAACAAATGTTAGTTCTATTAAAGGAACTGATTTCAAAGACGGTAAAATCACAATTACATCATTTGACTTATCTAAAAAAAGTGATATTCCATTCGATAGCGGTGTAGGTACGTTATACACAGACAGACGTTTTGAATTGAACGAATACGGACAACGTGCATTCCAACGTTTTGAAGGAATAGACGGAACAATTGTTCAACGTGTTTATAATGGAGGTAAATGGTCTGATTGGTCTACTGTTGGTGGTATGAATACTGTAAGAGGTACATTTAACAGTGCATCTGTTATTACTGATTTCCCTAAATTCAAACGTACAACATTTGCAGTCTTAGCGGGCGATAACGCTGGCTTCCCCGAACAAATCGGTACAGTAGAAACGAATCGTTTTAGTTCAGCAGATGTATTAGGATATCAATTGTTCTACCCTTATAATCGCAACTATTTCTACAAACGCTATTGGACTACTAACGGTTGGAGTGATTGGGATAAAATATCCCCTACATTAGGATTAGCACAAAGTTTTGACTTTGGAGATATTGAAGCTAACTCAACAAGAACCTACTCATTTACAATCAACGGTGTAAATGATAATGATGTACCTAGCATTAACTTCTCACAAGGGTTAGCTAACGGACTCATTCCATTTATCTATACAGCAGGAAATAACACCATAGTAGTTAAAATTATTAATGTTTACAATAATAAAACAACAATTGGCACTCGACCTATCAGAATTAAAGTGCTTAAAAACTAATTACAGCTGACCTTTTTAGGTCGGCTTTTTATTTTGAATAAGGAGTGTATACATGAAAACAGATGTAGGTTCAATCGTTAGAACAATTGTATTTATTTTAGCTTGGGTTAACCAATTTTTAGCTACAAAACATATATCACCTATTCCAGTAGATGAAGTAACTATCAGTTCTATTATAACTGGTGCAGTTTCCTTGTGGACTTGGTGGAAAAATAATAATTTCTCTCACGCAGCACAAAAAGGGCAACAAAAAATACATGAAGTTAAAGCAGGCACAGACTCAACAGGCGCTGCGCCTCAAATGAATGGAGATGATTTTTAATGACATCAATCAGAACATATAAACAAGCTATAAGTTATCTGAAAAGTTTAGAGGGGAAAGCATGGAACCCTGACAGAACCTACGGGGTGCAATGCTTTGATCTAGCTAATCAATATTGGTTGTATCTATTCGGTCATACTTTAAAAGGTGTAGGTGCTGCGGATATTCCGACATGGAACAATTTTACTGGTGAAGCTACTGTTTATGAAAATACACTATCATTCTTAGCTAAACCCGGAGATGTCGTAATATTCAATAGAAATTATGGTGGTGGTTATGGTCACGTTGGTATCGTCATCTCTGCTACCTCTAACTCTATAACGATACTTGAGCAAAACTGGTTGGGTGGCGCTTATTGGACACCACCCGAAGTAACTACGAGACGCACACATGGTTACGACTTCCCTATGTGGTTTATTAGACCTTTCTATGCTAAAGAAACGACTAAAAACAAACTTAAAAGCAAAGCTAAGCCAGTTAAGAAAGCGAAAGCTAAGAAAGGTAAGAAAATATTACTTGTAGCTGGACATGGTAAAGGTGCTTATTCAAATGATCCCGGTGCAGTGGCAAATGGATATAATGAGCGTGACTTTAACAGAAAAGAAATTATCCCTAGAATCAAGAACTATCTTGAAAGTGTAGGCAATACGGTTATTTTATATGGTGGCAAATCGATGAACCAAGACTTGTATCAAGATACGTTATATGGACAACGTGTAGGCAACTATTCAGATTATGGTTTGTATTGGGTTAAAAAGAACGTGAAACCTGATGCGATTGTAGAATTCCACTTAGATGCTGCTAGTCCACAAGCAAGTGGCGGACATGTCATTGTAAGCGACAGATATCCGGCAGATGATATTGATAAGGCATTATCTAGCGCTCTAGGTAAGACAGTTGGCAAAATTAGAGGTGTGACACCTAGAAATGATTTATTAAATGCCAACGTTACTGGACAACTTAATTTAAATTATAGATTAATCGAATTAGGTTTCATAACAAGTAAAAAAGATATGGACTATATAACTAAGAACATCAACAGTTTTACTAAACGAATTGCAGAGGCTATCAATGGTAGACAAATCAATGCGCCTAAGAGTAAGCCTTCCAGCAAAAAGACAACATGGAACTGGGGAGGCACTTTTTACCCTAACGCACCTAAAAGTGGTATTAGAGTTAGAAGGTCGCCGGGTATCAATGGTACTATTGTTGAAAGTGGCTCATGGTTATACGGAAAGACAGATTGGGTTGAATTCGACCAAGTTATTAAAAAAGATGGATATTGGTGGCTTCGCTTTAAATATCAAGCACCCGGTTCAAGCAAAAAAGATTTCTACTGCGCTGTTTGTAAAATTACAGATAAACAACAAAAAATAAAAAACGAGAAATATTGGGGTAAAATAGATTGGAAATGATATAATTAAATTACCACGACATTACACAAGGGTAGTCCTAGCGACTGCCCTCTTTTTTTATGTTATAATCAAATAGAAATTGCGGTACACATCTAAGGAGTGTATCTGAGTATAACTGTTGCGACGGTTATCTCTTTTTATGTTATAATACATTTACAAAGAGCCAAGCGCTCATCCTAAATTCTCGGTAGCCATTCCGATTTAGTGGAGGCCTTGCTTGCGTTTAGCAGTAAGTAACTGACCACTCATTTGATAGACGTCTAGTAACCGTATCTTAATAGGTACGGTTATTTTTTTATGCGTAATTTTCGGAAAAACATATAAAAGCTATTGCTTTTATATCTCATATGATATATAATTGTATTATAGTAAAGGAGGGACAAACGAAATGAACCGAAGACGAAGAAATAAAAAAGAACGTCAACAAGAACTAACGATTTGGTTAATGGTAGCGAGCCTAATAATTCAAATCATAGCACTTATTAAAACGTTCTTCTAAACAGGTTAGGGCGAAAGCCCTTAACCTCATTATATATGGAGGTGCATAAGATGAAAAGTGAAAAACGAATTACAATTACATTTTATCTATCAATCGTTATTTTAATACTATCAATTATAAATTTAATCTTAACATTCTAAATTAATTCGGTTCATTTCTTAAATTTATGAATAATCTAAGTGAGATAAAAAACACAATACAAAAGTTATTAGATGATAAATCAATATCAAATTACAGAATTCAAAAAGATACAGGTGTATCGTATGGAAACATTAGTGAATTGAGAAACAAAAAAAGACAATTGAAGAACTTAACCTTGGAAACAGTCGAAAAACTATATAATTATCAAAAAGGGATAGAAAAAATGAACGAATTGAATAGCAAAATGATTGAAGATGTAGTATTAGGCGAAGTTGAATTAGTGGAAAGTTTAGGTCAATACTTTATCGATATTGAGGGAGATTACAAGTATAACGTAGAATTTGCCACACTTTCAGAAGTTGATTATAAAGTTTGTGCATTATATGAGGTTGCTACAAGCAAAACTTACGAAGTTCCTTATCACGATAAATTAGAAAAAGAAGATATGAAGTTATTTTATGATAAATGGTTAGAAAAAGATCAACAGGAAGAAACTTATATCGAGAGCGTATTCTTTGTAAATAAAGAAGATGCAGAAAGCTATATTAAAGATGTATTGAAAGGCAAAGAAAGTTTAACAGAAATTGCAGAACAAATTGGTTATTTCGAATAAAACAAAACCGGGATAAATTCCCGGTTATTTTTGTGTCAAAAGTGTCAAGCATGTGTCAAAATAGTTCTATTTTATTCTGTTTTGTTCTAATGAAAATGCGCGATAAATGCTATATCTAAGCCTATTTCATGCTTGTTCTAAAATTAAAATTATCCCGCCGTCTCCACTATATAGCCTATAACCCTTGTGGTTATAGGTTTTTTGTTTTGTATTTAAACGTTTCTAGGTTAATACATATAAATGTTGTATTTATTATATAAAAATATTATAATATAATTAAGTCAACGACCATGCGTGGACTTTAAAAAACAAAATCATGTACAGTAGTAGCCGTCTGCTATGAGACTAGGCATTATAATTGAATATCATAGTGTTGATAAAGAGATATGATTAATGAGTGATTAGTCATATCTCTTTTTTACATATGCAAACATAGAAAATCAAACCATCACATTAATGTGTAATGAACTGAAGTTAACCTTTTAAGTAGA